TCGAACAAGGAGATGGCGCGGGAGTTCATCGACGCCGTGGCCATGTGGGCCAAGGCCTTCAACAAGGCGGCCGGCGAGATCCAGGAGGAGGTATTCACCGACGAAGACAAGGACATCCTCACCTTCGTGGTCTATTTCGCCTCCGGCTACAAGGTGCAGGCCCTGTCCTCCAACCCGTCCAACCTGCGGGGCATGCAGGGCAATGTCACCATCGACGAAGCCGGCTTTCACGAACGGCTGGCCGAGGTCTTGAAGGCTGCCATGGCGCTGACCATGTGGGGCGCCAAGGTGCGGCTAATCAGTACCCACAACGGCGTGGACAACCTGTTTAACCAGCTGATAAACGACAGCCGCGCCGGCCGCAAGGACTACTCCGTTCACCGCATCACCCTGGATGACGCCTGTCGCATGGGCCTGTATCGGCGCATCTGCCAGGTCAAAAAGGGGGCCTGGAGCCAGCAGGCCGAGGACGCCTGGAAGGCGGGGCTGCTCAAGGCCACCGCCACCGAAGAAGACGCCCTGGAGGAATACTACTGTGTGCCCAAGCAAGGCAGCGGTGCCTACCTCAAGCGCACCCTGATCGACCGGGCCATGCAGGTGGACATTCCCATCCTGCGCTTCACCGCGCCCAAGGACTTCGAGCTGCAGAGCGAGGAGACCCGCCGGGCCGTGGTGGCGATCTGGTGCCAGGAAAACCTCACCCCCTGGCTCGATAGCCTGAACCCCAGCCACCGCCATGTGCTGGGCGAGGACTTCGCCCGCAAGGGCGACCTGTCGGTGTTTGTGCCGTTGGCCATCGCGCCCAACCTCACCAAGCGCACCCCCTTTGTGGTGGAGCTGGCCAATGCCCCCTATGAGGCCCAGCGCCAGATCCTGTTTGCCCTGCTGGCCGGCCTGCCGCGCTTTACGGCCGGCGCCTTCGATGCCACCGGCAACGGCGGCTATCTGGCCGAGGCGGCCCGCCTGCGTTACGGCGCCAGCATGATCGAGTGCGTCATGTTGAATGATCCCTGGTATCGGGAGTGGATGCCCAAGCTCAAGGCAGAGTTTGAAGACGGCACCCTCACCATCCCCCGCCATGCCGACGTGCAGGACGACCTGGGCCGCATCCAGGTGGTGAACGGCGTGCCCAAGATCGACAAGGGCCGCACCACAGGCCAGTCCGGTCAGCAGCGTCACGGCGACTTTGCCGTGGCCCTGGCCATGGCCATCCGCGCCAGCTGGATGGAGGGCGGCAGCATCGACTTCACCCCGCTGCCGGGCCGGCACCATGAGCCGGATGAAGACAGCGACGAACCCAGTTTTGAACAAGGAGCCTGGTGACAGGCCATAAACCTAGGAGCGAACCATGGAAAACCAACATCGCAAAATCAGGGGCTATCGGGAATTGACACCTGAAGAAATTGACCTGATGAACCGTATCAAGGCTAAAGGCCAAGAACTGCTGGTGTTGCAGGCGGAGCTGGAGGGGCGACTGTCAACGGACTTAGAGGTGAAGCTGGCAGATGCCAGACGTTCTGTTGATGGACATGAATACAACGGAACCCCGTACACGGAGCTGACCGGCGCAACCGATGAATGCATTGAGTTTCGCCGCTTCGATGCCGCTGAGCCATTGCGCTGGGCTGGCATTGGCAAGACCGATATTCAGACAGGCATCATGGCGCTGGTGCGTGCTGTTGCTCAACCCTCTGTGGGCTGATTAAGGAGGCATGATGGCCACAACCCGTATTGTCGATATCAACGGCAACCCCTTCCCCCTGGAGCTGGACGCCCCCCAGACCGAAGCCGATGCCAAACTGGCCCAGCTCTATCATCACTTTGGTGGGCATCCTTCCCGGGGGCTGACTCCCACCAAGTTGGCGACGATCATGAGCGAGGCCGAGCAGGGGGATCTCATTCGCCAGTGCGAGCTGGCCGAAGACATGGAGGAGAAGGACGGCCATATCCAGTCCGAGTTGGGCAAGCGGCGGCTGGCCCTCCAGGGGGTAGAGTGGAACATAGTGCCGCCACCCAACCCCAGCGCCGAGGAGGCCCGGGACGCCGAGCAGATCGAGGAGCTGTTGCGCTCAGCCACCTGGCTGGATGATGCGGTGTTTGATGCCTCCGATGCCATCCTCAAATCCTTCGCCTGCCTGGAGCTGGCCTGGGATTTTGCCGAGGGGCAGCACTATGTGGACGGCGCCACCTGGCGGGACTCGTCATGGTTCCAGACCCACCCGGACAAGCGCAACGAGCTGCGCCTGCGGGATGGCAGTTACGAGGGCGCCCCCCTGCGGCCGTTCGGTTGGATCCAGCACCAGGCCCGGGCCAAGTCTGGCTATCTGTCACGCCGTGGATTGGTGCGGGTGCTGGCCTGGCCCTTCCTGTTCAAGAACTACAGCGTCCGGGATCTGGCGGAGTTCCTGGAGATCTACGGCCTGCCGGTGCGCCTGGGCAAATACCCGGAGGGGGCCACCGAGCGGGAGAAGATGACCCTGCTGCGGGCCGTGCTGGGCATTGGCCATAACGCCGGCGGCATCATCCCCCGGGGCATGGAGATCGAGTTTCAGAACGCCGCCGACGGTGGTGCCGATCCCTTCATGGCCATGGTGGCCTGGTGCGAAAAGACCCAATCCAAGGCCATCCTGGGCGGCACACTGACGAGCCAGGCCGACGGCGCCAGCAGCACCAACGCCCTGGGCAACGTCCACAACGAGGTGCGCAAGGAGCTGCGCAACGCCGATCTTAAACAACTGGAAAACACCCTGACCCGGGATCTGGTCTATCCGCTGTATGCCCTGAACGGCAAGAGCTACCGCAGCCCGCGCCGCATCCCGCGCTTCGAGTTCGACATCTCGGAGCCGGACGACATGCGCGAGCTGGCCTACCCGCTGCGCTCCCTGGTCAGCATGGGCGTGCCGGTGCCCGTCAGCTGGGTGCAGGACAAGCTGCAGATCCCGGTGCCGCAGAAGGGGGAGGCGGTGCTGAGCCTGCCGGTGGATCAGGCCGGCCAGGGCGATGGCCAGGCGGCCTTGAAGGCGAACCGCAACCACTGGGCCGTGCTGGCCGCCGAACGCCAGGCAGAAGACAAGGCCGATCGGCTGGCGAACCGGCTGAGTGCGGCCGGTGAGGACGTGCTGGCGGGCTGGGCCGACGAGATGGAGGCCTTGCTGTCTGAGGTGGACTCCCTGGAGGAGTTCCGCGACCGCCTGCTGGAGCGCTACCAGGATCTGCCCACCGATGAGTTGGCCACCCTGATGCAGCGGGCCATGGTGGCGGCGGAACTGGCGGGCATGGCTGACGTGGGGACGCCGTAATGGCCAAGTCTACGCCCCGCAGCCGGCAAAGCCTGGGCCCCTTTCTGCCATCATCGGATGGGCCGCTGGATGCCCAACGCGGCAGCCAGTATTTCCAGGCGGCCATCGACTTCTTCCAGGACAAGGTGAACGTCAAGGGCGAGAGCTGGGATGCCCTGTGGCAAGGTCAGCACGCCACCGCCTTTACCGTGGCCGGCGCCATGAAGGACGATCTGTTGTGCGACCTGCGCCAGGCGGTGGACAAGGCCATCAGCCAGGGGCAGAGCATGGCGGCCTTTCGCCAGGAGTTTAAGGCCATCGTCGCCCGCCGTGGCTGGACCGGCTTCACCGGCGAAGGCAGCAAGGCGGGGCTGGCCTGGCGGGCCAAGGTGATCTACGACACCAATGTGCGCCAGGCCTACAACGCCGGCCGCTGGCAGCAACTGCAGCAGTTCGACATCTGGGTCTATCGCCATGGCGACAGCCGCTCCCCCAGGCCGGAGCATCTGTCCTGGAACGGACTGGCCCTGGCCAAAACCGATCCCTGGTGGGCGACCCACTTCCCCCAGAACGGCTGGGGCTGCAAGTGTCGGGTGGAGGGTTACTCCAAGGTGCGGGCCAAGCTCAATGGCATCGAGATAACCCAGGCACCGGACGATGGCCACTACGAGTATGTGAACAAGAAGACCGGCGAGGTGCTGCAGGTGCCCAAGGGCATCGATCCGGGCTTTGACTACAGTATCGGCCAGGCCAAGTTCGGCCGCACGCTATCAGAGGCCGAGTTTGATTACTGGCAGGACAATCCGGAACGGTGGCGCAAGCTGACCCCGGGCAACTGGCAGACCGCCCAACGCCCAGAGCGGTTACCGCTGCGGCCACTGCCCGCCGACTTAGGCCAGCGTCTGACGACGCAGGATGCCGTGGTGAGTGCGTTGGTACAGCAACTGGGGGCCGCCCAGCGGGTGATCGATACCCCGGCCATGCCGGTGGTGATCGATGCCAAGCTGCTGGGTCAGCATATCGATCCGGCACGGGCTGAGTTCATCCCGTTGCTGGAGGATGCCTTGGCCAAGCCGTTTGAGATCTGGCAGAGCTTTGAGCAGCACCAGGGCAATGGCCAGGTGGTATTGCGTACCCGCTTCGTCACTGCCTATGACACCGGCAAAGGGCGCGGCATCCTGATCGTCGGACAGGTTATCAGGGGCAAGGTGCAGGCTTGGACCTTTATCCCGGTAAAGCCGGGGTATCTGCAAAAGCAGCGCCAGGGGAGTTTGCTGTGGGGGGAAGAATGATCGGACCTCACCCATGCCGCTGGGTGGGCGGGAGCCTGACAGCAATGAGGCGGCACTCGCTGGCTGGTTCCGAGTTTTGAGTATAAGGCATCAAGGAGACAAACAACATGGCCGGCAGCTTTATCACCGTCACCCCCTCCGGCCACGAGCCGGTGCTGGCATACCTGCAGCAGCTGCAGCAGAAGACCGGCAACCTGCAACCCGTGCTGGCTGACATCGGCGAACACTTGGTAAAGAGCACCCAGGAGCGACGGCGGACGCAAACCGACCCGGAGGGCAATCCTTGGGAGCCTCTGTCAGCGACGACGGTCGCGCTCAAGGGGGATGACAAGATCCTGTACCAGGACGGCTACCTATTCGATCTGCTCAATTATGACGTTGACCCGCTGGCCCTCTATTTCGGCACCCCCCAAGAATACGGTGCCATGATGCAGTTCGGTGGGGTGACCTCGCCCAAGAGCTGGATGCCTGGCAAGGACATCCCGGCCCGTCCGTTCCTGGGGCTCAGCCAGGACGACCAGGCGCAGATCCTCGACAAGGTGGCCGCTTACCTGGCCGAAACCTGATGACCGCACAGAACGCCGCCTAAGCGCGTTGAGCGGCTTGGGTGGTGGCGTCGTAGCGCTGGAAATCGTTTAAACGCTTCTGGCGCGATTTAAACGGGGTTTAAATGCATTGGGTGTTGTGGGGTGTGGTGTGAAACTGATGATCTTGATGTTGGTGGTGCTGTTTGTGCTCTGGAATGTCAGGGCCGCCTACTTGGCCAGATTGGCGTATGAGCGCCAGGTGGCGCAACTGCAAGCCGAGCAGGCTGCCCGGCAAGCGCTATTCAGTTTGTTGCGCCGCCAGCAGCAACACAGTCTCAATCACCAGTTGGTCACCCTGCTCAGGGTAAGCCCAGATTGTAGGACTGGCGATGATTGACCCATGGGTTGGTGCCATCGGCCTGGTTGGTCTGTTATCTTGTCTGCCCATGCTTTTCCGGTTGGTGCAACTGTCCGGCATCCTGGTCCGGCGGCGCTTATATCCGCCCCGGGTGATCCGGTGGCGGCGATGCCACAACGGCACAACGTCTGATCTCCTTCTGCACTTGGATAGTCCTGATCCCCTGGTGCGCCAGCTAAACAGCTGTAACCCACCATAAACCCACCCCATCCTCATGCCGCCGCACACTGGCGGCATGATCGTATCTAAGCGCACCACCTCACAGCCCCAGGGTCTGGCTACCCTGTCAGCCCAACTCGGCACCGAGTCCGGCCAGCCGCGCCTGGCGGTGCTGGAGGCAGCGCTCGCACCGGCCGAGGATGGCTGGCACCAGTTGCTGCCGGCGGGTCTGTTCCAGGCCCGTGACGGTCGGCCCCACGACATCGAGGGCGGCCGCTGGTATCTGGACGAACCCACCGCCGCCGTGCTGATCGCCAAGGCCCAGACCCTGGGCCAGGACATCCTCATAGACTACGAGCACCAGACGCTCAAGACCGAGCAGAACGGCCAGCCCGCCCCGGCGGCCGGCTGGTTCAACGGCGACGAGATCCAGTGGCGTGAGGGCGATGGCCTGTTTATCAAGCCCCGCTGGACCGCCAAGGCCAAGGCCATGATCGACGCCGGAGAGTACCGCTTTCTCTCTGCCGTCTTCCCCTACAACGCCGCCGGTCGCCCCACCGAGATCCGCATGGCCGCCCTGGTCAATGACCCAGGCGTGGTGGGCATGCAGGCCCTGGCCGCCCTGGCCGCACAGCTTCCCCCATCTTCATCCACCCCAACCTCGACCGAGGAGAAGGAGAACCACCCCATGAATGAGTTACTCGCCAAACTGCTGGCCAAGATCGGCATCGATCTCGCTGCCGGGGCCGAGCCGACGGCGGAGCAAGGCGTCGCCGCCCTGTCTGCTGTGGATGCTCTACTGGCTGGCCAGAC